TCTCTGGATATGTTCTTGGACATGGGCTTTATCAACTGGCAGTAATCAATAATGATTCCATTTACCTTATGCTTTCTGTGCATACCCCTAGCTGTTGCTAGTATATGGTCCAGTCGATACACGTTGTCACGGATCCAGCAGTTCCAACCCTTCACGGTTTCGGTAGTCTTCCTAAGTGCCTGCATCTTGTCCGCTGGGGCTAGCCCGTCCTCGAACCTACGCATATGAAGTCCTGACTTGATGCTGAAGATACGTTTCATTATCTGGTTAGCACCCATCTCAAGATTGAAGAGTAACATACCATTGCCTGTCGTGCAGATGTTGCTCAAGAAGTTCAAGGCGTATGCAGTCTTGCCGCACCCCGGCCGTGAAGCTAGGACGCACAGCTGACCTGATCCGTATCCACCTCTGTAGAGAACATCATCAATTGATTGGATGCCAGTCCGTAGGTATTTAGAAAAATCTACCTTACCTGTAACATCCTTAAATGTTTGATCAACAATGGTTTGTAGATTATCCCTAGTAGGAGTCAACGAGGATATGGAATCGCACTGACCCTGTATAGTAGTAAGGATCTCTTCGGAGTCCTTACCCTCCTGTAAGCCGTCCTTGATTATCAGCGATAGACGGGAGAGGTTCCGTGTCCTGTGGGACTCCACCATGTCATCCGTGAGACTCTTGAAGTGCAACTCGCTGAGTCCTGCGTCATGTGTGGACCAGACTGAGTTAGCATCAAGTCCCTTCTGACCCTTGGACATATCCGTGAACAATGACATCGTGCCAAGGATCACTCCCTTGGAGTCCAGCTTGCACATAGCCTCCCACATTGACTGAGTGTCGTGAGCCGTAAAGAAGTCAGCGTTGATGCCGGACTCCTTTGCTTCATTCAGTAGGGCGTTGCACCCATCGTTTATCTCAGCCTTTAGGATTGTNCCCAGTAGGCTCTTTTCTAATTCTTTCATGGTTTTTTAGTTTTATGTTATGTTGGTTCCAATTGTCAACTTGCGGTTCCCACTGATCCTCGCCCTGCATTACCCATTCTTCTAGGTGAGCAAGGTCATCGGAGTAAAGTGGTTTGTTGGAATAGATGGAAGTGAATCCATCGAATATCCCACCCGCATCAGTCACGAACTTTACGACAACATCGCAGGACTCAAACTTCTCGTTGTCCATGTTAAGCATATAGGTGTATCTCATATTAACCTTTGGATTAATGTGACGAATGCCTTGGCTGCGGTAGCAGGAACTACTCCGTTCCCCAGTAGCCTAAGTCTGTCCACCCTACTGGAAGACCCATTAGATGCTCGACCCAGTTGGGGTTCAGCTTGCCCGTTGCTTTCCCGCAATGACCCGCTATGTCCTCCTCCAGATTGGCTTTCTTCCGATTGGCTAGATGCTCTCGATTCTTCTCCGTTATCTCTGGATGAACCTTGTTTGCTCTTGGAGTCGGCCACGACTCTTGGCTCTTCCCATTCGTGCTGAGGTTCGCCTGGTCTTGCAGGCCAACGTGTGCCACCCGCTGACCAAGTGTCTGCTTGGATGGGTTCGCCCTGCTTGGAGGAACTGTGGAGTTGGTGTCCTTCCAGTCCCTCGTGGTTGCTGTCGGCCAGTTCTCCTTCATTACAGCTGTCTCCAACGGATGACCCGCGTGTTGCTTCCTTGACTTCGATTTCGACTTGCTGTTTGGAGGAAGACCGCCCCCTGACTTGACTGTCATTGTTGGCCAGTTCTTCTGCTCCTCGTGAGTCTCCACTGCATCCTTCAGCTTCGCCCCGTACCAAGGGCTGTTCGGTTCTTGGCTGTGCTTGCTTCGGTAGACTCCGTCCACCATCTCTGTTGGGTAACTGCCCCCCGTCGTGTCGAACACTGTTGCGGTAGGCCATGATGAAGACTCGCTTTCTCTGATGAGGNGCGCCGACTTCTTCCGCTGAGAATATTCCTGCCGTTGCTCGATAACCCAATCCTTCCAATGTTCTGAGGACATANTGGAGAACTGGTTCTCCGTCGGCTGTCTTGCAACTGAGGATTCCTTGTACGTTTTCNAGGAAAACAATTCTAGGTTGGCACTCTCTNATTCCGTCTGCGATGTAGGGGAAGAGGTGTCTGGGGTCTTCAGTAGCTTGACGCTTTCCAGCAGCTGAGAATGGCTGACACGGGAATCCGCCAGAGAGGATGTCCACGCATCCACGAAACTTTCCGTAAGGGAAGGTCTTAACGTCCGTGAAGACAGGTGCTGCATCCACCTTTCCCGCTTCCATCTTTGCAACCAGGTTCGCGATAGGGAATCCTTCCCTCTCCACGTAAGCGATTTCTCTGAGAGTTGGGAGAACGCTTCGGAGTCCAAGCCCAATTCCTTCGTATCCAGAACATAGGCTGAGGTGTGTAATTGTTTTGTTAGTATCCACATTAATAATCTTTCTAATTTGTTTGTTGGTTCATTTAGTTGAGTAGAGATAAAAAGGGGAGAGGCATGACCCTCTCCCCCTTGATAATCAAGTGACCCCTAAAAGGGATCGTCTCCCGCTGGGGCGGCGGAAGGAGCTGCTGTGGGCTGGTTGGGGATACCATCCCTGCGGTATTGCTCTGGCTGTTTGTCCTCGTCGAGACGAGTCAAACGGATGTTCATTACAGGACCAGATTGGCTCTGGTTCTTCCAAGCCGCCGCACGGTACTTGCCCGGTGCTGTGACTTCAAGTGTTCCTGTGGCGTGAGGCGATGAATCGGACTCACGTTTGCTTTCTGGGAATAGAACCCCAGTGTTTTCGTTGTTGTACTTTGGCATTGTATTATTGGTGTTATTAGAAGTCAAAGTTCGAGTCAGCGTTAGCTGTCTGGCTTATCTTCTTGGTTTGTGTTGTTGGCTTCTTGCCGTGATTGTTAGTAGCATCAGCGTCCTTTGTATCGTCAATAGCAAAGAGTCCATTGAGTGCATATTTTCGAGCGTAGGAACTAGCTGACCCAGTAATCTGTGAGTCATCCATACCCTTGCGAGTCTCTGATTCTCTAGCGAATCCATTTGCTTGGATGGTGTATTCACAGCCTTCGGTGCATGCTAGAACAGCCGCAGCTTTGACGTAAACACGCCCACCTACTTCGACTATATCGTCAGTAATAACTAGCGTACAGTTCTGCTTTGCGAGCAAAGGTTTGACGGCTGTTAGTATGTCCTCGGCGGAACGGTAAGCGTAACCGCCGAACTTATTAGTCTGCCCCTTAGGAGCTTTGAGGGATGACTGAATCCCTTTAAGTTTTGAATGTATAACGCAATTATCCATGTTTATGTTTAGTTAGTTCACGGAATAATTTGGTTCGTTCCGAGGCATTAGAACATTCCATGAGTTGTTTTCGTTTCGCCCCTAGATCTACTAAAGTGGCCTTCTGTTTTTCGGATGTCAAGGATTTAAATCTTTTTGAAAGTTGAGTCAGTCCCACGGGGTGCAATACATCCAGCTGCTCCTGCTCGAGGTAAGCAGCCATAGCGTCAAGCACTCCGGGCAAATGTTCTTTATCTCCCTTGCACATTCTCATGTAAAAGTTCTCCACTTTCCCTAGAAGACTGTTTGCTTGTCTAGATATAACACCTCGTACCAACCCGGTCTGGTGGTCGTGGTCCAGAACCCAATCATCTTTCTTTGTGGCGAGTATGGGACAGCACAAGGGCTTATTCTTTTCCCTGTATTCTTTGATTTTATTTTGTGAAAGATACATCTAGTTCCTTGAGTAAATCCTTGAGGGCGTTCTTCTCTTGGGTCAGTTGCTTACGTTGCTCAAGCATTCTCTCCATCCTAAAAGATAGAGTCCGGGATTCCTGTCGGATCATGTCGATCCTAGTCTGTATTCTTTCAACGTTACTTTCTACTTGTGTCATACTCATATTATTTTTTAAAGGGACGGAGTTGGTTCTGCTCAAGTGCGTAACCCTTTCCGTAACCTAGATCCTTTATGTTCTTTTTGTTTATTAGTTCGTCCTTCCAGCACCAGCCAACCATCTTTACTGTCCAACGATCCGGTGTGAGGCAC